GATTTAGATAGTCTGCCTCATCAAGGATTACTACCTTACCTTGACTGGAAAAACTAACAGTTGATGCATAGTGTCTGATTTTAGTTCTGAGGGTATCGATATTTCCATCTTCAGAACCGTTAATAAGAATATGATCGAGACCCAATTCACTACATAATGCCTTTGCAACTGTAGTCTTACCAACACCAGGCCCACCAGTTAGTAGTAGGTTTGGTACATCTTTATTATTCACAAACTCTTTGAATGTATTCTTCAATTCATCAGTAAGAATACATTCATCGATAGTTTTAGGTCGATACTTCTCTACCCACAAATATTGTTCACTCATATCAAATCTCCTCTATTAATCATTATATTCAGAGTCTTGTTCGAGAGTCACCCAATATTGTAGATCCTTTGTTTGATTTCTAAAGGTAGAAATTTTATGTCGTGACACACGAACATTGTAATCACCTTCAACTAGTTTAAGATTTTCTGCACGAAAATACATTTTAAAGTCTGCGTTTGATTCACCAACTGGTTCCTTTGCAATGTCTGTAGTATCAGATTTTTTATCCAATGCAACAAAGTTGATAACACCATCTTCTGTAATCAAACCATAGTCAGGCAATGAATTGATTGATGCAACTTTACTGATAGTCTGAAGTGTTGCATTGGTCAAAGTTACATCAATGTCATAATCTGGAGCATCTTTTGCATCTGCAGGATTATTATCAGAGTCATCCATTTTAAAAGTTGTAGTTGGATGTACAATAATCGAAGGGTCTGATGCCATAAATTTATATGTCTTTGAACCATTTGACATCAATACAAATTTTTCATTGAATTCTAATTCTGGATAGATTGATAGATTTCCAAGGAACCTAGGCAAATCATAGATACCAAATTCTACAGGGAATTCTTCCGTTACATCAGCAGATGCTAGGATGTTTCTCATAACAGACATAGTAGAAATTCTGTTGCCTGGTTTCAACAGTAGAGATTGATTAATATTTGCAAAGTTTCTTAGAATCAATTGCGTTTGTTCACTGATTTTCATTTATTTCTCCATTTTGTAAATCATGATTATAGAGTGCAAGTATACCATAGTGAATAACTTTTAACAAGTCTTTTCTGAAATCTTCTGGTGTACCTTTTTTCCCATACCTCTGGGAGTATTTCAATACATTACCAATACAAAACCCTGCACCATGGCCATTATCCATAATAAATTCAGTTGATTGGAATTTGGCTTGAGAGTAATGTTGATCGTATGTCTTATCAATGTATGCTCGAATTTCTTCGAGCAGTACATCTTCATTAAATTTATAGTGTATCACATAACCTCCTAATTAAAACGGTACTTCTTCACCAGTGGCGTAATCAAGATTTTCTGTAGGAGTTTCAGAAACCTCAACTCCATCATCAGAAATTTTCTGATAAAGGTCAACAAAAGAAGTTTTGGTGTCGTCATCAAAACGATTGGTACAAAGTTCAATAGACTTCACACGGTCTTTGAAGATTGAATAAGTCTCAACAATGTGAGTCAAACGGCGAGTTGAAATAACATCATCAATACCACCATCTTCAAAAGTTTTACGAATAGTTTGAGCCCAAACCGTAAGGTTCGTAACAAACTCATCATCTTCCATTCCAAAAGAAGTAAGGAGTTTTGTTAGAATTTTTTTCTCAACAACTTGGTTTGGATATTCCTGTTCGAAAGTAATTTTGAATCGTTCTAGGAATGCCTCGTTCATGACATTGGTACCTACAAATCGACCATCGTCAGAACCTTTACCTTTAGTGTTTGCAGTTGCGACAATGGTAAACCCAGGCGCAGGTTTTACAAACCGATTATCTTTTTTCAGATAAACACCTTTACCATCAATGATGGACTGGAGACACATAATTTTGTTTGATGCAAGGTCTACTTCATCAAGAACCAGAACCGCACCTCGTTCCATCGCCCGTACCACTGGGCCGGCAACGAAAGAGACATTTCCATCAATAAGGGTCTTGTCACCCAAAAGATCAGATTCATCAGTTTCAACAGTGATTGGCACAACAATACATTCACGCTTCAACTGAGCACAAACTTGTTGAGTACCATAAGTTTTACCATTACCAGACAAACCAGTAATAAAAACTGGATAAAACATTTTAGACTGCACAATGGTTTTCAGATCATCAAAGAATCCAAACTTTACAAAGTTGGGGTCTTTTTCTGGAACTAGATTTTCATCATATGAAAGATCTACTTGCATGTTTACAACATTATTTTTGATGGGGGCACTAACAGAACCATCATAAGTTGGTAGTTGGTATTTACCACGACCAATACGATATTCATCAGACTTCAACCAACTTGGGTCTGGCAACTTGTGTACTTTTGCAAGATTGTTGATTTGAGTACGAGATAGTACATCAGTACCATATTCAGATTTTGCAAGAGAGACAAACTCTTTGCGGGCTTCGATTGTATTTTTCATCATATATTCCTTATTACAGGGTTTCACAAAACTTCTCATCACATATACTATTGAACCACAAAAGTGGTTCAATGTCAAGCAATTATTTCACTAAATCGACAAATTTATTCAACATTTGTCGATTAGATTTCTTTGAAACATTGTGTTTCATAAATGCCTTTACAATTTTACTTTTGGTCATTTCTGAATTGACTTCCAATTCTTCGGTTTTTGCGTCAATAGCATTTACAATGTAATATGCGTCATATCCTTCAGATTGACTAACCAAGTAATTATCCTTCCGTAGTTGGCGGACTAGTCCAGACACTTGCGAC